TAAAGAAGGCAACTTTCGACAGAGTTCATCCGCAGGGTTCTCGTCCAACCTCCGCTTAACCATGCTTAAGGCTCCCCCCTTGTGCAGTACTCTCCAAGCGAAACGTCCGGAAAAACCGATCTCATGTGGAGAGAGGTTAGTCCGGTGAATCGTCTTTGAGTGCCACTTGACAAACTCGACGCCCGCTCGAAAGCGGACGTCAGGTGGGAGGCCCGGTTGCGCGAATTGTTGGAGGGAACGAGGAAGCGAGTTGACGTATGGCTGAGTTCGCAGCATACCAAACCTTAATGTCGGTACGACCCTAAGGAAGCCGGATTTCCACCGTAAAAGTGTACTATTCAGCGACCCGTAATCGTCCGACACGCTGGTCTTGGTCTGCTCGACCTCTAAGCCGACGGCACCGACAACACGGACCCACGAACTGTAAAAAGTTCGACAAGGGTCCACCACTTGGAAGAGGATGTCATCGCCATTTATGAGCACCGGTATCTTCGGCACGTCGGTATGACCGAAGTGCTGTCGAACAGCCCATTGGAAAGCGATGTAGTTCTGGACACAGAGCAGCGGGAAACTCAATAGACTCCCCATCTGCTGCCCAGACACAGCTTCAACCTCCTCGCCGTCGTGAAGAAACAACGGACGGAGAACTTTCAGTGCGTAATCCGATATCCCCTCAGGGACTCGGGACGCACGACTCAAAGCAATCCGAAGTATCTCCTCGGCGACCTCCAGCGGCAAGTTATCAGTGGCCGACTTATAGTCGCCACTTATCAAGCTCCCGCGATCACTCAAGAACCCTGCCCTGTCGAGCTTCTCCGCAGTGACGTCACCCCGACAAACCCAGCCCAATCTACTTATACGATCGTAGATTGATTTATGCAGAGGTTTCAAAACGAGACAGTCTTGGCTAAACTTCGTCAAAGGACGAGGCTTACCAGCGGACTGTACGACCATCGGCCGTGTGACGACTGAAGAGGATTTCAGTCGGGAGGTACCTAGAGTCTGCTCGAGAAACTCGCTTTGGACAAGGGTTGTGGACATACAACCCCCCTTAGCTCGAGAGTTTTCAAGCGTAGAAGACAGCGGAGGGGACGTCGTGTAACAATGTTCACGATACGTAACGTCCCAACCGACCGGAAATAACCGGGCCGCTGTCTTCCTGACAAACTTGAGGTACCCATAGGGTAAAGTCAACGGAGGGCGAACCACCCCCTCCATCAATCCTTCCACAAACCCGTTATTCATGCATCTGCACGAGTCCGGAAGGAGCTTCTTAATTGACTGAAAAGCCATCCGTTCTTCCTCGGAAGACGAAGGGCAATTAGCTAGAAGCTCCTTGACCGAACGCAGAAGCCCTGAACAGTCATCATAGACTGGTTCAAATTTGACGGGTTCACGGTGGTAACAACGGCACCAAGTGTTAAGTGCTCGACGGACTGTGCCAATGGTCCGGCGGCATGATTCACGGCAACGCCGTGGGCGGGGCAGAGCAGGCCTTGCCATATCGACTACACGATACAAAACCTATGTAGTATGACAATCTGATTAATCGATAAGCAACCTTGGTTGCTTATTCTGG